TGGTCGAACTCGTAATGCCGGCCATCATAGTCGAACTCGATGGCCGGCAACGTTGGATGTAAGGCCGCACGCCTTGAAACGACGCGCCCCAAGCCCGGCATAGTTTAGCTCCCGGCCGAAACGGTTAGCTCATAGGTGAATTCGATGCTATCGCCGTTCACCACGTTGACCGCCGAAAACACTGTGCGGTCCATAAGCTCGCCGGAGGTGCTGGCATTGAACACGCCATGCTCCGTGATGGCTTTGGTGGTGGTATAGCTGATGGTGCCGACGCTTTTATAGATGTTGGCGCTCGCGCCCTCGGTTTGCGTGCCGGTTGCGCGGCTTTCGCCGTCCGTGGTTTCCATATCGGTGTCGCCCACGGCCTCGGCAGTGGTGCCCACGCCCGAATCGTGATACTTGAAATCGCCCCAGGTGCTGTCTTCCGCTTGCAACTGGTCCACCATCTCGTTCACAAAGGCCGTGGTCACCACGCGATAGCCGGCCAAGCCGAGATCCACCACTTGGCCATCATAGCCGATGAACCGGGCGCGCAATGCGCCCAAGAGCACCGGATGGCCGGTCCACGCGGAAACGAGCCGGGCCGTGTGGTGCTTTGCCCAACCCAGGAGGAACGCGGGCCGGCTGTAGTTCTGCAGTCGCCACAAGGCCGCGTTCGTGGAGCGCTTTGCCCGGTTGTGCTTTACGCCCAGGCTCCCGCGCATAGAAAGTTCGCTCTGCATAGGTTTCTCCTTGTGCCGGGCGGCCACAGTGGGCCGCCCCGGCCTACTTGGTTATCGTGTCCTCGGCCTTGATGGCCGTGTTGCGCGTCGCGCGCTTGCGGGCCGGCTTTGGCTTGATCTGCTCAAAGCATCCTGGCGCGTCCCGCATCAGCCAGGCCGCGTGTTCCTCGTCCGTGTCGAACTCGTGGCCCTCCGGATAGTGCTCTTGGGCGTTGGTATAGTTGGCCAACGCCCGCAAGGTTACGAGCTTGCTCGCCACGCTTACATTTCCTCGATGTGCACGAAAACCCAACCCACGACCGAAGGCGTGGTGCCCGCGGCCCAGTCGGCATCTGTGGTCATCTTCATGCCAACCCGCTGGCCGGCTGTGATGGGATAGGCACCGCGGGCATACTGGGCCGTGTTATACGTGGTGGGGTCGTCGTCAATGACCACGCTTTGCGCCGTGGCCGTGCCGTTGATGGTTGGGTTGAGCGTCAAGGTGCCGGCTGTACGCGCGGCCTCCACGGCCACGCTCAAGCCCACGATGGAGCCGGCCCACGGGATGGGCATCTGCCCCATATCCGTGGCCGTGGCCTCGCCCGGCATACTGAGCACGACCGCGCTCTGTGATGCCGCCGCGTTCGCAATATAGAACGGGATGGCGATAACGTTGCTTTTGTTTGCTGCCAGTTCTACCACTTCTGATTCTCCTTTGTGGCCCGTGGCCACGTGTGGCCGCCCAACTGGGCCGGCCTACTTTGTTGTGATTTCGCGGCTCCCCAAAGCGTCGATCTCATAATGCACATCGAACTCTAGGATGTAGATGCCGCCCGTGTAGTTGTCTGATGCCGCGGCCTCGCGGTATAGCCGCACGGCCAAGATGCTGGATAGGCCCTCGCCCGTGCCGGCTATGCCCGAGGCCGGAAGCCCGGTTATCTCGTGATTGTAGGCCGTGTCGCCGGCCACGTTGCGCGTGACGATAGTGGTGGTGGTGATGGTTTCGCCTATGCTGGACCAGATGTACTCAAGGCCCAAGCCCACGTTCTTGGTCGACGCATCGCCCTCGGCCATCCAGTGGACGTGAGGATAGATCGTGCTGGCCGTTTTCCAGCCGTGGGGCATCTGCACGGTTAGCCATATTTCGTCATCATCATCGAACGAGTAGGCATACACGCCCGAACTGGAATTGCCATCGTCGGCCCACTGCTCATAGGTTGGCACGTTGGAGCCGGCTGTTTTGCCACGCTCCAAGGGCACGCGCAAATCTTCCCACACGGTTCCGTCGCCATACAGCTGGAGCGCATCCGTGCCGCCCAGGCGGGCCGTTTCCGTGCCGCCACTGTACACGCCAAGCCGGCCAAGGGCACCGTCCAGGCGTAGCGTTTCCGTGGCAAGGTTGTCGCTGTAGAACTGTAGGCGACCTCCGTGCCGCATATAGCTGTCGTCGGAACAGTTGATGCAGATGCGTTCCCGTGGGGAGTTGGCCCGGCTCCCTATGTCGCCCAAGTCTACGGTCGGCTCGGGCGTCTGCCGGCATGCCACGCCAAGGCATAGCACCAGGGCCAAGGTTAGCGCCAAAGCCGGCCATCGTTTTGTTCGCATAGGTGCCTCCTAGTGTGCCGGCCTACTGGATGCGGGTATAGACGATGTAGATGGTCGCGGCTCCGGCCGACAGCGTTTCACCGCTGGCCTCGTCCACGAGCCAATCTATGGTTTCATCGGCACCGCTTGGGGCGTAGACGAAGGCCCGGCCTCCTGCCGCGGCATCGAGGTAAGCGCCCTGCGTGGCCGGGACTTGCCCTTGCCAACCCGCGGCCCAACCCGTGCCCTCGGTGTCGCTGGTCTGTAGCTCGGCATCGGCCAGCACAAGGAAGCCATCGGCATCGTTGCCGTCACCGACGACCAGCGTAGCATCGTCGCCCGTGCAATCGAAATCCGTGGTGATTTGCGCGAAAACCGCGTGGACGAGCCAGATCTCGCCATCGCCCACAGTGAAGGCCGCGCCCGTGCCTCCTGCCGCGGCTGTATAGGTGATGCTTGTGCTGGCCACGGTCGGGAACATAAGGTGCTCGACGCCGATGGCCGCTGTGATGTTGCCGGCTGTAAGGTCGATGTCGCCGGCCGTCATGGTAAGGTCGCCCGCTGTAACCGTGGCATCGCCGGCAGTGACGACAAGGTTGCCCGCTGTAAGTGTGGTATCGCCCGCGGCCAGCGTGAGATCTCCGGCTGTAAGGGCCAAGTCGCCCGTGGCCAGCGTAACATCGCCACTGGACCCGCCCAAGGCCAAGGTCTGCGTGGCAAGGTTGTCGCTGTAGAAGTACAGCGTGCCAGCGTGGCGCATATAGCTGTCGTCCGCGCAACTGATACAGATGCGCTCGCGTGGCGAGCCGGCCCGGCTCCCGATGTCGCCAAGATCGAAAGTAGGTTCTGGCGTGGGCGTTTTGCGGCATCCGGCCAGCAAGGCCAGCAAGGCCAGCAGAACAAAGCCCGCGCGAAGTTTGGTTTTCACGGTTGTAGATCCTCCATTTCTATGACCAGCTTGCCCTCGTGTACGTATAGCCGCATAGCCGGCCCATCCTCGGCCAAGCCGGCCACGGATTGCAAGCCGGCCTCGCCACTGCTATCGGCCACGTGTGGCGACCATAGCACGCTTTCGCCCTTGGTGATGACGATAATCGTGTAGGCCGGCCCTTCCTGGCCCGCTATTTCTGTCGTGTTGCCGGCACCAAGCTCGAGTTCTGCCAGGGCCGCGGCCCGCGCGCCGTCCACATCCTCGGGCGCGACACTGGCCTCCCGCGTGGCCTGGGCATCTTCCGCCCACTGGCAACCCGTAAGGGCCAGCAAGGCCAGCAAGGCCAGCAAGGCCAACACGTGCCGGTTCGGTTTCCTCATAGGACGCTCCTTTGGGCCGCCACGTGGGCGGCCCGGCTCCCGGTTAGCCTTGCGGCTATACGAGGATATTGATAACGCCTGCCGTGTGCGTGTTGCTGGACCGTGTGCCGTGCGCGCCCACTGCCTCGCGGAACGAGGTAACCATCAGATAGACCCGCCGCTGGATGTCCCGATCCACTTCTACCAACACTTGACGCCGGAAGCCCATATACCACATATCGCGGTTCCACACGCTGAGCGAACCAAGCGTGTTATTGCTGGCCGTGGCGGACAGCTTGCCGTCTGCCATAGCCAGGCCGTGGCTTGCGCTGATGATGATGGGGAAGCCGCGATAGGCGGCCAGCTGGCCGGTCAAGATGGGCGTGCTCGGGCCAAACTTGTCCAACCCGATCACATTGTCCAGGTCCAGGAATCCCTTCAAGTAGGTTTGCACGTCGCAAACCAACACGCACCGGTTCGGGTCCACGGCATACTTGCCCATCTTGGCGAACGCGCCCAGTAGGTCGGCGTCGGCCAGGGCATCGCCTCCCGCGTCCACGGTTTGGTTCGTGTTGTCCACAATCCACTGATGCCGGATGCCGTCTTGGCCATCGCTCAAGTAGGAGGCATCGCTGGCCGGAGCCGCGTCGTCGCTGTTCACGTTGCCCGTGGCCGTGGCCGTGCTGTCGAAGTTGAGCGCGCAATAATCGATCTGTTCCGCGCCCGACTGGGCCAAGCGTGCCCGCAAGGCCGGAGCCATCGCAATGGCCGCGTCCTCGGACAAGGTGTAGCTCCATACTTGTTCGGTGACCTGCTCGGTCGTGGTGAGCGTTACCTTGGCCGTGGCCGGAGTGCTGGCCGTGGTGGCTTGCGTCTCCGTGCCCTTGCGCCACGTGATGGCACCAAGCCCAAGCGGCACATTGAACGGGTCCGTGGGCATGGGGATGTTCGTAATCACGCCGGCAACCCGCGAGGCCAAAAAGAAGTCCTCCCAAAGCGTGGCCGCCAAGTCCTCCGGCACAAGCTCGTCGCCCGTTGCGCTGCCCGTGCTGGTCAAAGCCTTTAGGGCGTTGTCCAAGTCGTCGCTCGGCTTGCGCACGTGTTCGTCGCCGTTCATGCGCTGGTCGAGTTGCTTGATGCGCCACTGGGCCGCGAGCATATTGCGCGCAATGTACAAGTCCACGTCCTTGACGATTTGCCCGCCATCGCGATAAAAGCCGTCCTCGCGCATGTGCCGCACCGCGCGCGCATAGCGGTTTCCCTTGAGCAGTTCGGCCACGCCATCGCCCGGCACGTGTGCACCGATGGGTTCGCCCCTTACGGGTTGCCGGTCCATTTCGGCCTTGACGCGCGCGGCCACAAGGGCCTCCACTTGCGGCTCGAAGTGGGCTTGCACCTTTTCCCAGTCCACGGTCGCATCCTGGGGCGGATTGCCCTTGAGCCATTGCGTAAGCTCCAGAATCGCGCGCGTGGCGTCGTTGATGGTGTATTCCTCTGACACTATTCGTCTCCTTGGGGCGCATTGCGCCCGGTTGGGCGGAACCAGTCCGCCAATTCTTGGGTCAACGTTGCAAAGGCCCGTTCCAGTTCGTCCCGGCCCGTGCCGTCCACGTGTGGCGCGTCGAGCTCCTCCACTTGCAGACGCCGCACCGGGCCAACTGTAGGCCCACGTATCCGCCTGGCCAACTTCTGGCCGAGGGCGGTCATACCACTTACACAAAGCCGGCCAACCTCGTGGCCAAAAGCCTTTTCCGGCTCCGGGCCGCGTGGCAATGCCAGCAAAACGGGCGAAAGGTCGATCACTTCCCAGTCGTCCTCATCCACAAGGGCCTCGTCGGTTGTGGCCTTGGCCGAAATGCTGTACACGGCATCGTCCCAACCCCATTTCTCATTGTGGAACGGCACGGGCGGCACAAAGGCAACCTCTCGCCGGCTGTACGTTTTGCCCGCGTCCGGATGGGGCACCTCTACAATGTCGCCGTCCTCGTTCAAGTCCAGCGTAAGGGCATCCTCCGGCACGTGCACTTCATAACCATAAAACGAGGCGAGGCACGTGTGGCGGCCCAAGTTGGTTTCCACAGTGAGCCGCCTTACCCACGCCATAGGCGGCTCGGTATCGGCCTCCATCTCGCGCAAAACAAGGTTCGGACTGTTGGCCGGCCAAGCTGGCCAAGTGTGCCACACAAAGGGGTCGTCGCTCGTGGTGCTTTGCGGGCCATACGTGGCCGTATCACTGTCAATCGTGAGGCCGTGCGTGTGCTGGCCGGCAGTGTTGGACAGCAAGGCGTCGAGGAAGGCTTGCTTGCGCTCGGCGTCCGTAAGGTTGGCCGTGCCCGGCCCAAAGGCCGCGCCCCACGGCTTGAACTGTGGCGGCATATCCTCGAACAGCCACGCCGGGCCGATGCCCTTGGCCATTGCGCGCAAGGCGTCCGCGTTTGCGCCCACGGGCACCAAGCTCACCTCTAGGATCTCGCCGGCAGTGTAATCCAAGCCGCCTTCCGTGTTTTCCGTCCATTCCTCCGGGCGGAAACCTATGCTAAAGGCCCGGACCATTTCGGTGTCCCAAAGTAGCTTGATGATGTTCATAGGGTCGGCATCGTTGGCGATGTCGCGCCACTGTGGCACCAAGGAAAGGGCCGTGCCGGTTTGCTCGATCTCGTTGGCCCGGCCTATCACGGCATAGGGGTCCGCGTAATTGTGCCCCCATAGCAAAACCGGGTTTCGCCTATACTGGCCGATGTCGAACTGGCCGATGTGCACGCGGTCCTTGTGGCGGTCGAGGCCGGGCGTGCTCACGGTTACGCGGCCCGTGGCCGGCTCCCGCGTGATGGTGAATTGCTTGTGTACGAGGCTATTATGCCCCAACTGTGGCTTTCTCAAGAATCCTCCTTTGCCAGCTGGCCGCGAATAGGATAGCTGGCGCGAAAATGGCCTCACATCTACAATTGATGTCCTCTGCCGGCACGCCCGACATTCGAGGCGCCTGCATCGTGGTATCGCCCACGCTAAAAGGTTGGTCCGCGGGTATAGGCGTGTTTTGATAGTTGTCGTGGGCGTTCCTATGGTTATCGCGCGTGCGCTCGTCCATAGCCGCGCTCCACGTTTTCACAAGCTGGACGCCCGATTGCATTGCGCCCTGCCAACGCCCCAAGCTCCGAGCCTTGCCCATCTCCGTCCGGGTTATGCGCTCCAATTGCCAAAGCTCGGCCCGCTTGCCAAAGACGCCATCGGTACGCTTGCCCAACTCCGTGGCCATCTGGAACGCAGACCAGCCTTCCTCTTGCGCCTCGGCCAGCATTGCGCGCAAGGCCACGTCCAGCATTTCGAGCGTGGTGCCGGTTATGTCCTCCGCGAACACCATGCGCATTTCTTTCAAGGCGTTGGCCACGAACGGGTCCGTAAGATCAAAGATTACGTCCACGCCAATTTCGGCCAACACGCCCGCGCCCGCGGCCCGCGTCATGTCCGTGTAGAACTGCTCCATGCGGAGCGCAAACCAAGCCGCCCAGTATTCCGCGTCGAAGAACTCGCTTGCTTCCTCGGGTATCCTTGGTTCTTGGTCTTGCTTGGTGCCCTCGCGGGCCATATAGGCCGCCAAGGCCGCGCCCGTTTCCTCGCCTTGCTTGGCCAAGTCCGCGGCCAAGCGTTCGCGCATCGCCTTTTCGTAAGGGAGGGCGATGCCTTGTATGGCTTTCCACTGGGCTTTGTGCCTGGCAGAACCGTAGTCCGGGAACACTTGCCGGGTCACTGCCGGCAGTAGGCCGGCCACACGTGGCCCAACGATGGCCAGTTCTTCATCTTCCGGCTCTGCGTCGTCGTCGCCCGTGCCGGGATCCTCGCCATCGTTGGCCGGCTCACCTTGGCCGGGTTGCCAGCTGGTCGGAGCTTGCCGGAGTTGGGCTTGCTCGATGGACATAACGCCCACGGGCACAAAGCCCACATCGCCCCCAGGCACCGGGCCAAAGCCCAAGCCCATCCGGTCGTCTATGAGGTTGAGCGGGTATCCCATCGACCAAAAAATCTTAGCCGCGTCGGCCTTATCGGCTATGTTCTCCTGCAGGGCGGCCACGCTGGACGTGTCCGTGGCCACGCGCTCGGAGCGGGCCAGCAAGGGCCGCACGCGCGAGAAAAAGGCCGTAATAGCGGCATCGCGGGCCATAAGGAACGGGAGCAAGGTTAGCTTCCAGAACCATAGGTGCGCTTGATCCATGTTCTCGTAAGTGTTGGCCTCGCCCCAACCCATAATCTCGCCGGGCACGCCAAACACTGCCGCCACTTCCACGCGGGAGAACTTGCGCTGTTCAAGCCACTGGATGTCTACGGGCGACCAGCTAAAGGTTTTGATGTCGGTTACGCCCTCTTCGAGCACGATAGGCTTGTGGGCGTTTTCCGTGCCCGCGTGGCTTTCGTCTATGCGCTGATAGTAGTCCTGGCGCTCCGTGGTGGTAAGGCCCTCGGGCGCGACCAAGGCCCAGTCCGGACGCGCGCCCCCACGCAAGAAACCCTTGCTCCACGCTTGGGCAAACATGTCGATTGTAATGCCCTGCCGCACCGCGCCCGCGGGAGCCAGGCCGCGGAACGGTTGCCGTGGGTTGTAGAACTTATCGTGCACCACGTTTTCAAAGGGCACCTCGCGTTCGTCGTACACATAGCCGGCCACACGTGGAAAGTGAGGCTCGGCCACATCGGGCACCACATCCACGAGATCGGGCCGCCTTGGCCACAGTTCCACGGGCACGCCGGCCCGGCTGTCGCGCAACTCGTGGAACGTTTCGCCTCCAAGGAGCTTTTGCACGCAATAGGCGTTCCATAGGTCCACGGGCGAGGTGTCCGGGTTAACGTATGCCAAAAGCTCGCTCACTGGATGGGCCTCGATGGCCTTGCCGGCACCGTCCACAACCCGCACGGGCAAGGGAGCAATGGCATCGGCATACTTGCGAACGGCCTTTTGTACCCAAGCATAGACCTCGTACACGCGGGCATAGCTCTCGAAGTCGCCGGAGATCTGGGCGACGGCTTTGCCGCCCGAACTGTATACGTGCTCGCGGTCGGCAAGCTCGGGATGGTGCGAAATGGCCTTGCCCTGGCCGCCTTGCTGCCAAGCCGCCCGTGCCGCTTGCCATCGTTGTCGCAGTGTTGGCATTATGCCGCCCTTCCGCGGAGCCAAACCCAGTTTTCCAAGGCTTGGGCCGCGTGGTCGTTCCCGTCTGCCGGCTCGTCTGCATAGCCGTCGCGGGTTTCCTTGTTTTTATAGCCGGTTAGCACCTCGTCCAAGAGGGCCTTGCATCGTGGATGCACCAAGAGCGTTCTGTGGCCCTTGCCGTCTAGCACCAGGGCACGGGTTTCGCGTATAGCCGCCTTCCGCGTGCTTTGGCCGCCTCCGGCCTTGCGGGCCATCCAATTCCGGGCCGGGATATCGGCCGCTCGGAGCCGCTTGCGCAAGGCCGCGGCCTCGTGGGCGACCGCGGCTATCTCGGGCAAGGGCACGCCACGACGCCGAAGCCAACCCGCAAGCTCGCGGTTCTCCTTGATTTCGTCCGGCCAGGGGTCTTTGTGGCCCGTGGCCCGGTCCTCGGGCGCGAGGGCCGCGTGTGGTGCCCAGTGGTACGCCTTGGCCAGTATGCTCCGCACGGTTTCTTCCTCTAGGTGCTCGCGTTGGTATAGCTCGTCAAAGACCACATAATGCGCCCCTTGCTTCTGTACGAACACCACGGCCCGCGGGTCTATGTAACCGTCGTCAATGCCGATTTCGTAAGGCCGGCCCGGCACAAAGCCCACATCCCGGACGTTGGCCTGGCTAAACTTGGCATACACAAGGCCCTCCACGCCCACATACCAGTCGCCCTCGACCCAAGCCTTTCGCAATGCTGGCGTAAGCGTGGCCAACATCTCCCAGTATGATGGGTCAAGGTGCGGGTTGTCCGTGGGCAAGGCCGCCACATAGGCAAAGTCGTCCTCGTGGCCGGCAAGGTGCTCGGGCAAATCGCGTTCGATCCAGTAGCGCCGGACCCACTTGAAATACTCGCCGTTCGGGTTAGTGGCCGCGATAAAGAACGGGTCGTGCACGCCCGGCCAGCGTAGGGAACCGCGCAAGGTATCAAAAGTGGATTCCGGGTCTTTGGTTAGCTCATCGACGGCTATGCCGGCAAACTCCACGCTCTGATACTTGGTTGGGTCGTCTAGGTTGCGGAGCAGTATGCCGCCTCCGCCATAGCGTTCGTGAAGAAAGTAGCCAAAGCCATCAAGCCGCGACGAACGCACGCGGCCAAGCCAGGGCGGAAACTGGGTCTTGATTTTGGTTACGTGGCGGTCTGTGAGGCTTGGATAGTCCTCGCAGAACAGCCCAACCCGCACGCCCTTCAAGCCTTGCTTGGCCCAGTGTAGGAGCCTCCGCACAAGATACCATCGAATCCAGTGGCTTTTTCCCGGCCCGCGCGACCCGCCGAACAAGGTGTACAGCGTTTGGTCTGCCGTGGCCGTGGCCTCCATCTGCTTGGCCGTGAACGTGCAAAGGTCGGAAAAGGCTATTTCGGCCATCTACACATCCAACCTTATCAGCAAGGCACCGTCGTCCTCTTGGCCGGCCACGGCCTTGGGGGCGTAAAGGCCGAGTATCTTGCACCGCTCGGAGATGCACCACTGGACGCCGGCAAGCCAACGCGGGTCGCCCACGGTTTCCTCTGTCGTTTTGCTGGCCTCCTTGCGGCTTTGCCCTATGCCGCCCTCGACGGCCTTTTGCGTGCTCTTGGTGGTCGGCTGTAGGCTCCGCGTCCAAGCGTCCCAGTAGGCCAGTTCCAAGGCATCAATGCGGGCCAACTCCTTGCCCTTGGCCTCGTTGATGTCCACAAGGGCCGATTCGATCCACTGCTTTTGTAGCTCGGTCAAGTCCCGGCTAACCGTGCTTTGGCTAACCTCTAGGGCCTGGGCGATGACGGCCTGGGCCTTCTTTTCTATGAGGTACAGCCGGGCCACGTGTGCCCGCCTTTGGGCCATTTCCGCGGCCTTGCGCGCGCTCACTGTCATGGCTTTATGCATCCTATGGTATGCATCATTCCACGCCCTCGCCCAAGTCCGCGACAGCCACTGGACCCACGGCCTCAGTCGCGGCCCGTGGGTCGCCCTTTACGAACACAAGGACGTTCTGATGGGCCTTGCCCATCTTGCGGGTTGCCCGGAACGCCTTGCCCGTGCGCACGGGCAAGCTCCCCACGGCAGTGACCAGGATGGCCTCGTTATAGAGGCGCATGCCGGCATCCTCAAAGGCCGCTATAGTGTCGGCCACAAAGCCGCGATAGTAGCCAGGGCCTGGGCCGCGGATCTCGCCCACTACCACGCACGCAAAGCGGTCCTCCCTCAGCTTGGCCACGGCCTTGGCAATGATTTCGCGGTATACGGCCAAGAACTCGGCATAGGTTGGGGCATTGCTTACATCTGCCGGGTCGTCGCTGTACACCTCTAGGTCATAGTATGGCGGGCACGTAAAGATGAAGTCGTAAAGGCCGCCCGCGTGGTCGTCCAAGTCGCGCGAATCGCCCACGATCCAAGAGGGGTCGCGCCACTGCTCCAAGCCCACGGCCAAGCCCTGGCCGGGCCGCAAGGCCGCCACTATGCCGGCTTGGACGTCGTTTTGTGGCGCGTCGACCGGGCGCGCCCGCACAAAGCCGTCGCCCGTTTCCAGTATGACGCCCTCCGCGCCCTCGCGC